GCGGTTTGATGAACCGCTCTACTGGAGTTATCTCCTTAATCCAGACAGTGTCTATACTCGTTTAGATCGTAAGATCTAATTTAGTGGATATACTTAAACGTATTACCCGCCGATTAGATGGCAGAAGTCTTCTTAATCAGAAGCTTATCAGGCTCCTTGAGAAAGAGTCTGTTCCGCCCTTAAGGAATGTGGCTCCTTTAGTTCTGTTGAACTAAAGGGACAGCAGTTAAGTTGAAGTCCTCTATACGTAAAAAGTAGGTATATGACTATACTAAACATATATCAATTAAGATCATATTATATGAACTCAAAAGAAATATGAATAGTAAAATTAACTTAAATTACATTATAAAGAAATATAACGTAATTGGACGTTTATTTGTCATTTGTCAAGAGAGTTGCCCTCGATTCTTTAAAGATATTAAGAGAATCGAGAAACTCTTGGACCCTGCTGCTTATCTTTACGATAAGCTAGCTCTCAATGTTTCAGCAGAAGGTTTAGAAGGTATCAATCGTTTTAAGACGGTTTCTGAGTACATGATTCGACTCAGATTAGGTGAATTAACACCAGATATTCCTAGACCTACCATTGACAGGAAACATATATTGAAGTTTTGGTCTCTTTATAAAAGATGTCCAAAACATCATGATTGAGATATTTTCTTTCTCAGTGTCATGAACCTTCATAGAATATATATTCTACAGAGGGATTTCAATATTGATTCTGTTGTCTCTCCTTATACAGGAAAGAGTATCTTCTCTTGAGAAATAATGAAACTCTTGAGAGATACTTGAGTAACATCCATGCTAATCTCCCAACGTTCGAAAGAACGGAAAGGAAAGAAGTCTTGATCCTATCAAGATAATTCTTACAAATGTAAAGAATTAAATTGATATGTTTCTATGAAGGCCGGTCCAAATGGACGACCTGCATTTAAACAATGGATAAAAGACTGATTAGCCGAAACCAAGTGAGATTCAGTTCATCTAGGTTTATATCTTTGATATAAAAGTCATACTTACTCTAATCAAGAGCAAGTTGACAGCCTAGTGCAAAGGTTAGAGGGTTGAAAGCTTAGGAAATATCCGAGTTTCAATAAATCAAAGAAACTGGTTCTTTGAATACAAGTGTTATATCTTGTACTCAAGGTCCTAAATGTTTTGTATAGTTTCTTACCTTGACCATTCTCTAAATTGATTTCTTCAGTAAAGAAGAATATCAGTGAATATTTAGAGGACTTCTTGGCTGATAAAGATTTAACAGATCTTTATCATACTAGAGTGGCTCGAAAACTCGAACCCTCTGGTAAGCTTAGATTATTCGCGATGGGTAGTATTTACACCCAAACGCTAATAAAACCAATTGCCAATCATTGTTCAAAGTTACTATCTAAGTTCTTTCCAGACTTAGATGGTACTTATGATCAAATGAAGTCAGTTCTTTATATTAAAGATTTACTTAAGAATAATGAAAATGATTCAAAAGTATACTCTATTGATATAAAGAGTGCAACAGACAGGTTTGTATGTCTATACATATCTTTCTGTCTCTGAGCCTTAGGAATCTTCACTATACCGGAATCGGTTATGTGATGATTACTCTTAGGTAGGAGGTCGGTTGTCTATAAACGGGATGATAAATCCTATACTAAACCATTCTACTACTCTGTAGGTACTCCAATAGGAGTTTTAAGTTCCTGAACATCACTATCGATGTCTCATCATGTGATTGTTCAGACAGCTTACTACAGGTGGTACTGATTGAGTCATAACAATATTCCACCCACTCACTTTAAGATATATTCTATCTTAGGTGATGATGTGGTTATTGCTCATGAAGGGACGGCTCTTGAGTACCTTAAAATTCTTGAAATTTTAGGTATTGAGGTAAGTAAACACAAGTGTTATACTTCTTCAAAAGTAGCTGAGTTTTCAAAGTTTATCATTAAAAAGGATAAATTATTGAAACCAATTCCTATTAGTTTGGTTAGACACCATCCTGATATTGAATCGTCGGTATGTAATAGTATAAGTTTATACGAGTACTTGTCGTCAGTTGGACTGTCGATAAACTCCAAAGAGTTTACCTTCCTATTTCCCCGGAAGGCAAGAACATTTGTATATAACGCGTTTAGGTTTCTACGTAAGCCAGAACTTGTGGTCTATGATAATGAGTCATATTCTCACAAGCTCTATGAAGATTGATGAGCTTACTTGGTTGCCCAATCTATTAATTACTTTTCTAAGGATAAAACCTTTGAAAAGTATATTACAGATTGGTACTCCACTGATGTCGATGAAGGTATATTTATGGATGTTAGTCCATTATACCTCATCAGGAAGAAGAATGAGAGTAAATACCCTTTAGTATATACTCCACGCTATCTTCCCTGGGATATCCGATTTCGAGAAGAGGTACTTATCGTGCCTCATTCGGGTCCCAAGGCCGTCAGCGGACGTGGTTTTGTTACTTGAACGTCACAGGTCAGACTTCTTGTGTCTCTAGAGCATTTAATGTCTAGAGCACAAGAGAATGTTGTTCCAGGTTACAAAGAAGAGGTAGAAAAGCATAGATTTATTGCTTTTCACTCAACTAAGTTCTGGAAGAAAGCTTGAAACAGAAAGGATGGTAGTAACTGGCGTGAACTACATTATAGTGTTCAACGTCATTACAAATTTTCAGTTTCCAAAGTTTTTGGAAATTGGAAAATTCCAGTATCTCGTACTGGTTCCTTGGGTTCCAAACTAGGTTAACATGTTTTATAGCCTTAGACAAGGGAAGAGGGGTAAATCTTCCTGATCGAAAGATCATTGCGTTCAATTATAGGTGAG